AACTAATAACCACGCGGGTTTGCGGGCGGCGGCAGTCCGCACAAACGGTGCAAACCCCGCACAAACGGGCTAAATATTGGGCAGTTCGGCGGCAATGTTGAAATCCTCTATCTGGCGGCCGTAATAATCAGCCTTGCTGACGGCGGCCGCCGCATCGCGGGCGGTGCAGTCCGTGTTCGGCGGCGGGTATTTGGCCCGGTTCGTTTCCGACAGCTGCGGATGCGGCACGGCAAAAAAGCGCAGCGTCCGGTTTTGCCCGCGTATTTTGACCGTACTGCGGCAGTCGGCCAGCCGTTTGCCGATGTTGGCGTAAAAATTCTTCTGCTGCATGTGGAAGGTTTTCGTGTTGGCGCACCAAGCCTTGTACACCTGCCACAAATCGCCCGCCGCGCAGGAGATGAAGGGCAGATCGAGGTCGCCGCACCGCCAGTCGTCCAAAAAAGCCTCCCAAGAGGGCTTGTTGAGATTGACCATCCGCCGTTTGATGGGCGTGGGAAGCGGTTTGCTGTGCGGCGTAAAGGGGCGGCGCACGGGCTGCCAACCGCCCTCCGTCCGTATCCTTTCGGCAGTATACATCAGCGGCAGGGCGCACAGGAAGCGGGCAAATTCTTCGATGCCGCCGTTTTCGATTTCCGCCGCCAGGGCTTCGTATTGCTCATCGCTGTATTTGCGGTTGCACGACAAGACCATAAACCGCCTGTCGTTGCTCTCAATGGGGATCGAACGCTCGTCGTTGGAAAAGATGATGAAGGAATTGAAATCGTTGTGCCTTTCCGCGTCGCGCCCTTTGCGCTCCACCATAATCACGTCCGACGTGATCATGTTTTTCAGCTTGCCGATAACGTTCAACCGCTCGTCCGACGGGCTGATTTCCTCGAATATCGTTACCAGCGCAAACAGCAGCGCGGCATTGAAGCGCGATTCCAGCGCGTTTTGATCGAGTTGGCGCAGGTAATCGCCGAACAGCCGCTTCACCACTTTTTCGCCGAAGGTCGATTTGCCTACCCCCTGCGTTTCGGAAATGAATACCAGCGCGGTTGCGGGCTTTTCATGAGGCCGCCTGAAACGGCAGGCCAGCCAGTTCAGCACCCATTCCGTGCAATCCGCGCTCAAATCGCCGTTGCCCGCGCACAGATGGCGGATCAGGCCGATAATGTGGCCGCATTTCGGGAAATGGCCGATCAGCTCCTCCAAAGGCATATCGGTCGGCACCGCGATATCCGGCTCTTCGGCCTTCACGGGCAGGCCGGTAAACATATTGATGTGTCTGACCTCCCCTTTTTTTTCATCCATCACCACGCCGCAGGACATGGAAGGGTCGAACACGTAGTTCTTCATCGGGCAGACCAGCCGCCCGGGCGATTTGCACCAGTCTTCGAATTCTTCCGGTATCGCGGCCTTCACGGCGGCCAGCGAGACGATGCATTGCAAATGGCGGTCGAAAGCGTCCGTCGTCCCGTCCAAATAAATATAGCGGTTCAGCGCATCCTTGAAATCGTCGCTGACAACGGCCATCGCCTCCAGCTTTTTCTGCTTAATCAGGATGGACGACTGCAATTCCGACAACGTCTTCCGTTCGGGAAAACGCAGCCACGCCGCTACCAGCGGCCGCGAAAACACCTTTTCCAACTGGCTGCGGCTGAAAGTCTCCCCCGTATGCAGGTTCAACGCCTTCTCTTTCAGCCCGATTTGCGCGTAGTTTTCCAGCAAATCCGACGATTGGGGCACATCCGCCGCCAATTCCGCCAAACCCGCGCCTTCCCCTCCACCGCCGCCCGCCGCGTCGGCGCGTGCATTTTCAGACGGCGCATCCTCCACCCAAAGGCGGCGGAAAGACGGCGGCGCGAAACCTTCGGGCAGCGGCCACGCAACCGCCCTATCCAACATCTCCGCCACCGAAGCCAAAGGCTCGGTATCCTGTATCACATCCGCAATATCGTAGCCCGACGGCCAATCCCCCGGCGGCGGAACGGGCACGATTTTAACCGCGCATTCCAACCCCTCCAGCGTTTCGGCTATCCCCAGCGCGGCCTTCATGCCCGGCTGCGCCGCCCACGGCAGGTAAGGCATACCGTCCGCCGACAGCCCTTCATCCCGGCCTTGTTTCGACAGCTTTTGCCTCTGCCCGTCGCAATCGGGCCAAATCACGACTTCCCGCCCCGACAACGGCGACCAATCCGCCGTTTTCCAGCCGTTGCAGCCGCCCAGCCACGAAATCACCGCCCAATCCTTGAGATACCAATAATCCTGCGCGGCCATGCGGCATTTTTCGCCTTCGACCACCAACACGGGCGCACCGGGCTTTGCGGCTAAATCATCTAACCCAAACAACGGAGTGGGCGCGGCGGGGCGGCGGTTTGCCCACGCCTGCACGCCGTCGTCCGACTGCGCCCAGACAAAAGGCAAATCACTCTTGCCGCCCTCCTCGTCGACAAACCGCTGCACCACGCACAGCGGCCGCCCCTCGGCATCGCGGTATACCGCCCGCAAGCCCTCCGCCTTGCCGCCCTTGGCATATTGGTAGCACCGCGCGCCCGACAGCGTTTGCAGCCGCGCCTCGTCAAACGGCAGGATGGCCGTCCAATTGCGCCGCTCCCTGCCCGTATTCGGCGTGCCGTGCCACTCCTTCTTCTCCACGGCGGAAAAGTCCCCGATCCGCAGCCGTTCGGCCACGGCCTTCATCGCCTCGCTCTGATTACCGTTTGTAAAACAGTAGGCATACAGTGAAATCAAATCGCCGCCGGAATCGCCGGTGGCAAAATCCGACCACTGCCCCGTATGCGTATTGACCACGAACGAGCCGAGGTGCTTATCCGCACGGGTCGGATTGAGGGCGTAAAACTCATGCCCTTTATAACGACCGGACGGCAGCCATTCCGCCAACAGATTGTCGGCAGCGGCAAGGGCTGCGGAAGCCACGTTTTTAAAATCCAGTTTGTCCATATTCAGACGGCCTTTTTACAAAATTCAGGCATAAAAAAAGCCTGCCCCCCCCTAAACAAGGTAGGCAGGTGGAAAATCCCGATGCCGGAAAATATCGGGCGGCGCAGTTAAAAAAACTCAAACAGCTTCGGCCAACTCCGGCCAAATCTGTACAAAATCGTCAGGCCTCAAATCGCGGCGACTTACCCTGCCGCCCGTTTCGGCTTCAATCTTCACACACCAAACGACGGGCGGCACACGCTGGCCGTTTGCCCAGCGCAACACATCAGGCGCATGCGCTTTTATGTTTCGGGCAAATGCAGCGGCAGACAAACCCTCACTGCGTAAATAATCCTTTAAATTCATGGTTAAATCCTTTCATTTTTAAATGTTAGCAAATTGCTATTTACACGTCAATAGCAATTTGCGTATTTTAAAACCGTAGCAATTTGCTATTATTGTTTTAAAAGGAAAAAGCATGAAAACCATCGAAGAAACCTACCGCGAGAAATTAAAAATCCTAATTCACGAGTTTGGCTCACAAGCCGCGCTTGCCCGCCAAATAGATAAAAGTCCCGCGCAAATCAACCAATGGCTGCACGGCACGACTGGAGCGTCGGGCAAACCGCGCTCATTCAAAGCCGAAACAGCCCGCCTTATCGAACGGAAAACCGGAAAGCCCGCCGGATGGTTTGACCAACCGGCAAGCGGAACCACCACACTCATCACATCAAAAGAAAAAACCGATACCACCACCCTTAACCTGTACGACGTAGCAGGCTCATGCGGGCATGGACGCATCAACAGCGAATTTCCCGATCTGCTGCGCTCCCTCGAAATCCCGAACAGCGCACTAAAAGAACTGTTGGGCACCACCAATCTGCACTGCGTACAACTCTGTCCGCCCGACGGCGACAGCATGGAACCCACAATCCCCCGCCGCTCCATCACGCTAATCAAAACCGACATATCGGAATTTCAAAACAGCGGCGTTTATCTGATTACCTTTCAGGGCTACACTTACATCAAACGCTTGGCACTCGGTAAAGGCGGCACCATCTTTGTAACCAGCGACAACCCCGTCTACTCAAAAACCGATTTCGAAATCACACCCAACGAATACGACCAGCTCACCGTACACGGCAAATTCTGGAAAGCCCTGCCGTTAGACTTCCTCGACATCTAACCCGCAAGCACAAAGGCCGTCTGAATACATTTCAGACGGCCTTTTTTTTACCTCTACATTAGCAAATTGCAAACTTTTAAAAAAATAATTTCTTTAAATTACAGTGCTGTACTAAACATGTAGCAATTTGCTATTGCACATACACTAGCAAATTGCTAATATTCTCACATCAAAACGAAACACCAAGGAATCAAAAAATGAAAACGAAAAGCCCCCTGCAAATACTGAATGCCGAATTAAACACCTGCAAAGCAAACGCCCCGCGCGAAAAAGTAATGGTGGCCGGCGGCTGGTTTATCAAAGAAACAGCCGAACAGACCAAAAAAGACCTGAAAGAGTTTAAGGCGTTTGTGAAAGAAAAATTCAAACAACAGGCTTCCGACTTGGTCGTCTATTTCGGCCACTCAAGGCAAAAGGCCGAAGCCGCCGCGCTGGAAACGGCAAGAAGCCGCATCAAATGCTGGAAAGAAGCGCAGGCATAAGACACCCCGCCCCGAAAGGGGCGGCAGCCGGAACGAAACAGCTACCCGCAAAAACAGGCGGCCAGTTTTTCGCCGCACGTCAGCTTCGGCAAGTCCGCCGAATCGACATTCAGCTTGATATAGGCCGCCAGTTGTGCGGGATTGTGCAGACAGGCAGGCGGATGGGAATCATCCGCCACGATATTCCGGGAATTCCCCGGCAAAGTGCGCGGCGACCCGTTCACAAAGCGTCATTTCCCGCTGCGGCGGACATGTAGGCGGCATCCGGTTCAACATGGCGCAGGCAGCCAGACAGGCCGGATGGGCAAGCAGCCCGATGGCATCGGAATCGGCAATTTCAAGCATCCGGGCTTTGATCTGCGCCGTATCCAAATCCGACAATTCCGCATACAGCCGCGAATAGGAAACAAACGCCTGTTTGGACTGCACAGCCTTAACGCCGGGAGCGTAAACAAACTGCAAAACAGAAACCGCCGCTACCGCCAATCCGAGGAAGGCCGCCGAAGCAAACGAAGCCATAACGGAGGCGGAAAGCAGCAGCAGCAGCATGGAACACAGCTTATCCAGCCTGCCCCAAAACTTGTACATCATTTTTTCGTAACAGAAAGAATAGGCTACATCAAAAAACAAATTTTGGCGCTCTTCGTCGGACATTTCGACACCTCACACGGTTATTTCCCCGGCTGCTCAACCGGTTTCGGCGGCACTATGCGCGGAACGTGGCTCTCACGACTCGGAGTCGGACTGTTTGGCGCAGGCGGCAGGGAAGGTTGGTTAGACATATTTCACCTCTTTGTGGTGGGGTTGATTGGTACTCGTATCTTACCACGACGCAAGCGTGCGTTAAACGCCAAGCCGTTGCAAGGACGGCAAAAATTTGAAACCCCTGCCATGCGGCAGACTGACAGTAAAGGAAAACACCCATGAAAACCTACCCGGTCATGCTGCCGCGCCACGGCGGCGAAGACTTCGAAATTGCCACCATCGCCGAAACAGCAGATGGACGGTGCACCATCCTCCGAAACCACATTCAAACCGACAACAAAGTCGACGCGCTGGAAATCATCCGCCAAAGCTGGCCGCAAGCCTATATCGGCGAATCGGTGCGCGAACTCGACTAAAGGGGCGGGGAAATGGCAAAGATTTTTAACTGGCTCCTGTTTTCAACATCCCTACTCATCATTGCCGCATACGGCGGATGCGAGGCACAACCCGTGAACATCGCGCCGCAGGCATGGAATGCCGAACAAACGCAACAGGAAGTGGAAGATCGCATCGCATGGATGAAGCGCATAGATGTCGTAGAGGCTGAAGCTGCCGAAAGGGACGCGAAAGCCGCCAAAGAATTTGAAACCGCAGACCTAGCTAACTGGCATCCGCCCTACGAACCGGTGGAGTAAGGATATGGAAACACAAATCAGATGCACACGGTGCGGCAAGGAAAAGCCCGCAAGCGACTACGCCCGCAAAAACGGCGGCGGAAAAATCCTAGTGAAAACCTGCAAAGCCTGCATCGAACAAAAATCCGCCCGCCGCTACGCCCTTTCGGTGCAAGCCGTAGGACTACCGAACCACGAAACCCCGCCGATGCCCGAAATTTTAAAACCCGCCTACTGGCGGAAATATCCCTAAGCAACCAAAAGGAAACCTGAAATGGAAACCAAAGAAAAGAAAATCATCCCCGCCAGCGCGCAAATACCAAACGTAAACAGCGGATGGTTAGATGCCGAACTCGGCGAAGCAATGAGTGAAGCCGTCCGTGCCTGTCTGGCACACGGCAAACAGGCCGAAGTAACCCTCAAACTCAAAATCACGGCGCAAAACATCAGTCACGGCACGGTAAAAATTTCCCACGACGTAACGAGCAAACTGCCGAAAGAAAAACGCGAAGGCGGCATCGTTTTCGCCACCCCTGACGGCAACATCCAAGCCGAAGACCCGGCGCAAGGTAAATTAAACCTTAAAGCAGCCGAAAGCGAAGATAAACCGCTGCGATTCGTCAAAAACGGCGAAAAAACAGCATAACCCCACGGCGGGGAAACCCGCCGATTAACCACCTAGAAAAGGAAATCCGCAATGGAAAACCAAAAAAACATGATTGAAACCGCACTCGCGGCCGCACAGAAACCCTTTTACGAATTTACCCCAAACGGCACGCCGCTCGTTTTCACACCCGTAGGCGAAGGCGAATGGGAAGTCAACGCCGACACCTCACTACTGGAAAAGCCCTTGCGCAAAAAAGGAGCCTTCATCCTGCACGATACCGCCAGCCTGATTAAATTTGTTCAAAAACACAAACAGGAAGGCACACAAGTTTTTATCGATGCAGACTTTAAAACAGGCCGGATATCCGTTCGCGCCGTTATCGACGGACACACCGCCACAGAAGCAGGCTGGTGCGGATTCCACGCCAATTACAATCCAATGCTCACCCCTGCCGCCTCAAGATGGCTGGATTCAAGCGGCGAAAAAATGAATCAGGCAGCCTTTGCCCATTTTTTAACGGCCCACGCCCGCCACATCGTATCGAAAAACCCCGCGAACGAAGCCGCCGCCTACCCGACCGCCGCCGAAGTGCTGGATTTCGCCCTAAACCTCGAATACACCGAAAAAACCACCTTCAAACAAGGCTACCGCGAACAAGACGGCCGCATTAACTTTACTTTCCAAAGCGAAGATTCGGGGCAAACCGAAAAAAACCTGAAAGCCTTCGAGCGGTTCGGCATCTCCTTTACCCCCTATCAAGGCGGAGACTCCTACTTTGTCGAGGCCCTGCTGAAATTCCGCATCGACA